ACGTCGCACGAGCGCTGACGACCAGTAACCAGCGCATCGACGCGGAAACGGAAACGCTACTCGTTGCCCATTCGCTTCGCGGCGAAGGATTTGATGCCAGTGAGGACGGAACTGGGCGCGGCACGCCCCTCATCCCGGTTGCCGACACGCTGACGAGCAATTGGCACAAGAGTAATGGCGCCATCGCGGGCAACAATGCCGGAATGATTAACCCCGTGTTTCACGGCCATGCTGTTCGGCGACTTACGCCGATGGAATGCGAGCGCTTGCAGGGATTTAGCGACTCTTATACGGATGTTCCGTTTCGGGGTAAGCGAGCAGCAGACGGAAACCGATACAAGGCGCTCGGCAACAGTATGGCTGTCAACGTCATGGCATGGATTGGCCGAAGAATTCAACTCGCCAATGGGCGACAACTCAATCAGGAGGCAGCATGAGAGACCAATTAGCCGAATATCTGCGATTTGCGCTTGAATGGATCGACGCAGTGCCGGACGACGTTGCGAGCAGGCTGCCCGCGATGCCAGGGTTTGATCGCGACGCCGCTGAGGCGGCACTCGAGACACATAGATCGTTCGGCGTTGCGACGGAAGAGAAAATTATCTGCGTGGCAAATCGCTGGGCCAAAGCGCCTGGATTCATGGAGTTCGAGAGGACAGATTTCCTAGAATGCGTGCGCGAAATTCTCTCTCTATCGGAGACAGCATGACAATCAAACGTTATGGCACATCGTGCACAGAACATCCGGAAGGAATCTATGTCCTGCATAAGGACTATCTGGCCCTTGAGGCGGAGGTCGAAGAACTGCGACTGAACGAGCGCTCCGATACACCGAAGCGAGCCGTCCAATTCGCCCTCGATCTACAGGCAGATGACATAGATTCGCTATGCTCCGCCCTGTTCAACCTGTCAAGTCAGATTGCCGCGCGAGATATGAGCCGCACATGCACGAGTGGCGGCTATGACTCTGGCTACACGTACAGATTGAGCGTGAGCGAAAGTCCGGCGCACGACGAGTATGTGCGGCAACTGAATGCATGGCTTGAATATCGCGCCAAGGAGAAAGCATGACCGCCGAATATTCAATCAGCTCGATCAAAGATTTTCTGGCGATCCCGCCGGAATCCATTGATGCATGCCTGGCTGACTTCAAGGTTTGGCTTGAGGCAGCGCGCCAGCCGAAAGCGTTCAGTGACGATATGAACGCGCTAATAGGCCTGTCCGATGCGCTTTCGTTCAGCCTCGACGGCTTCACATGGATGGATGATGGGTTGAGCGGCATCCACCATATCCAGATTGTCGACGCTTCTGATGATTCAGAGATCGCGCGCATCTCTTTTGTGGAGCAATCGTGAACCTGTTCCTACCCGGCCTAATTGTGGGCTTCATCCTCGGCGTGTTTGCGCTTGTTCTGCTCACCGCCCTCTACCTCCTACACCGTCCGCGCTACGTGGCGCCGACGAAGCATCGCCGACAGTGGCGCGACCGCCTTCCCGAAGTGCACAACGTTCCACCGATGCCAGTGTGTAAGGTGGCGCGGGAGGAAGGCGGCGATCTGCAAGACGCAATACTGGCCGCAGCCCGCAAATCCGGCAACTCCCGGTTCGTCTGGGAGACAGAGCAAAAGCTGAAGCAGCACGAGGACGTCGTCCGATACGAATGGATCAATCTGACTGGAGAAGAGAGATGAGCAAATGGCAATCGATTGAAACAGCGCCGCGCGACGGCACGCGCATCCTGACGTACAACGTTACGCCGACATACGATGAAGACACGCGCAAGACCGAAAACGTCTACGCGATAAGTGTGGCCTACTGGTTGTTCGGCGCATGGATGGAATACCCGGCCGCTCCGCGATTCGTACAAGGGCAAGTTCACACGCATTGGATGCCGTTGCCCGATGTTCCGAGAAGCCCGCAATGATCGCAAAATAGGTGATTGACAACTGCAAACAATTGTAGTTGTCCTTAGTTTTTGGTAGAATATGTGTGTTATTTCAACGGGGTGCGTATGGCGAATAGCATTAGCCAAGATGTCGTGAGAGAGGTATTTCACTACAACGCCGAGATCGGAGAACTGGTCTGGCGCACGCACTCTAAAAATGGACGCCGGGCACCAAAAAATGTTGGGAAGGTTGCTGGTCATGTGGGCCTAAGCGGATATCGGCTCATCGGTTTCCAATATAAAACCTATTCTGCTCACCGGCTTATCTGGATATATTTCAACGGTTCCATCCCAGACGATAGGGTCGTCGACCACATCAATCGAAACCCACGCGACAACCGAATCGAAAACCTTCGTCTGCTGACCATTAGCGAGAACACCAAAAACTCGGACTGGTGGGATGACTGGATCGCGACCGGCGTATGGAAAACCAGAGCATGGCAGGGGAAGAAACCTAGAGTTAAGGCTCCGGGCAAGGCAACCACGCATAGGACTGACAGAACAATCCAGTACATCCGCCAGGGCGGAAAGTTGGTCGCCACCTTCATCATTAATGGAAGGCGGTATTCGGTGGAAGAAGGCAAAGATCCTGTGGCGGCAAGAAAAGCCATGCTGGATGCGGCGCAAGCATTGAATAGCGAAGTTTCTTTGGTTGACGAATAAGCGGGGTTCAAGATGACGCAAGACCAAGCTGAGCAGGTAGAGGAATTGCTATGCACATGGTTCGCATGGCAGTGCCGCCAGTCTATTGCGATGCACGCGAAGATGTACTACCGCGCAGAGGACATGACTTGCCGTCAATACGAAACCCCGCAGTCCGCATCTGACGATGACGAGGATGCTTATCAGTGGGCCGACGATCGGCAATCGGAACAGGTCCAACTTTGCGTCGACGAACTGCCGTCCGAGCAGCGCGCCGCGATCTCTACGAGCATGCGCGTGAAAGAATCAGGCGCGCAAGTCTGGAGATCGAGCCGCGTTGGCGATCAGCATGCGGTTTATCAGCTTGCGAAGGAAAACCTGTTCCCGCTCCTTCGGGCACGGCATTTGATTCAGATTCTGGAGGCGGCATGAGAAATCCCTTTGTCCATCGTTATGAGCGCAACGCCATTGGCCGCGACTTCGCCGTGGGCGACATTCATGGGGTGTTCCGCCTTCTGCAAACCGAGCTTGACGGCATCGGCTTCGACCCGTCGCGCGATCGGCTGTTCAGTGTCGGCGACTTGGTCGACCGCGGTCCGGATTCTGAGCTCGCGCTCGAATGGATCGCCAAGCCATGGTTTCACGCCGTGCAGGGTAATCACGAGGATATGGCGATTCGCTACGTCACTCCGGGTCAACGGGACGCCACGCACTACGCGGCTAACGGCGGAGCGTGGCTGATCGGCAAGACGCCGCCCGAACAGCAGGAATACGCGATCGAACTGGCCGCCCTGCCCTATGCGATCGAGGTTGAAACGGCTGACGGGCTGATCGGCATTGTTCACGCAGACATTTCTGGCGGGACATGGGGCGAGATGGTCGAGCGCTTCTCTCAGGTGACGAGCAACAACAAGCTCAAGGCAATCACGAATGATGTGCTGTGGTGCCGCGATCGCATCCAGGCGGAAGACGTGTCAGGCGTGCCTGATGTGCGCGCCGTCATCGTCGGTCACACGCCACTCAAGCATGCCGCAGTACTCGGCAACGTCTACCACATCGACACGGGCGCGGTGTTCCGAGAAGGCTACTTCACGCTGATCGACTTGGCGACGCTCGAGACGATCCCGGCGACGCCGAAGAAGCTGGATTGGGCGGCATGAAGATCGAATTATCCGAAGCATTCTATCGGCGCATAGCCGAGATGGAAGAGCCGGAAGGCGGCGTCTTTGCTTGCAGTCCGGAAATTTACTCACAGATGACGAAGGAGTTCACAATGACGACGATGCGCGCGAAGTTGCAGGTTGGGATGGTGCAGGAACACATGGGCTGGGTCGAGCCGGGTTCGGACAAGACGCCGGAGAAGGCGAGCGAAACTCTGACCATGCATGCGGTGTGCAAGGCGACCTACGCTGATTCGGAGTTCGACGAAGACAACACGTTCGCCCGGATGTCACCTGGCGCCAACCTCACGATCCATATCGCGAATCCAGCGCTGTGGGGCAAGTTCAAGCACGGCGATAAGTTCTACGTCGATTTCACAGCGGCCGAATAAAAGTTTTAGAAAGTGCTTGCACAACGATTCTGGTTGTGGCAATGTACGGGGTAGGGGCACTGCGCCCACAATAACCCGGTCTGGCGAAAGTCGATCGGGTTTTCTCGTTTACGCCCATGCCACGCTCAACCGCTCTCGAATCGCACATGTACGGCGATCCAATGGCAATCCTTGAGGCAAAGCAGGCGCGCGAGAAACGGCAAGCCCAGCAAGAACGCAAGCGGCCTACGCTGACGCTCCCGCCACGCAAGCAGGACGGCTGGAGCGAGAAGCGCAAGGCATTGGAAGCTTTATTTGACCCGCCGCCTCCCGTTCGTGAGAGGTAACCCGCCCGCTGCCGCGCAACACGGCTCTCTCCGGAGAGAAGCCCGGAAAGAATTCTATGAACGAAGCAAACGACCTGATCGACAGCATCGAGCAAGACATTCAGCGCATGAGGATCGACGAAGCGCTGAAGGCGTCTTTGGTCGCGCGCCTCGATGAACTTCGGAGATTGCAATGTCGCCAATGACCGCATGGCTTTTGCTCATGTCCACTGTGCACATCGGTCTCGCGCAAGGATACGCAGAATGGGCGGATTGGCTGATTGACACCACTGAATGATCCCCTGCTTCCCTCGCCAGCCGGTAGGCCCGGCGCTCTGTCATACGGGCGAGGGAGGCACCAGTTACTAGCCTCGAAGCTCGGCGCGAGTATGGGCGGTGTCCCTTCGCGTTGTAGCCCGAGTGCGGCACGGATCGGCCAAAGCGCTGATTCGGTGGCCCAAGAGCATCTTCAAGGAAGCGCACAGTACTTCGCACTGGTGGCTTTGTGCGCAGCTGCATGCCAGTGCACTTCCTTGAGGGTGACAGCCGCAGTCGACCATTGATGTCCGCAGAGCGATATTTCCCAGAACTGGCCAACGCCTAGCTCAGGGTAGAGGACATTGCCGCATGTGATGTGGCTCACTAGATTGCGCCGGCCGCTCGAAGGCGATGCCGATGCCAATATGGATAAGGCGCAGTACGCTTGCGGACTCCCTCAACCTTTCATCGTTGTCTCCTCTTCTGCCTCCCCTGGCATTCGAAGCCGCCTAGCGCGGCTCTTTTTATTTTGGAACTCCATGGACACAAGCGACTTGCTGAAAGCCGTGAAGATCCACGGAAGCGTCAATGCCGCAGCCAAGGCAATTGGGATGCCCGAGAGCACGCTGCGCGGCCGGCTCCGCGGCGCTGTGCCGCTGTCCGAAAACGAGCGAAAGTATCAGGAGTGGACGGCTGAGCGATGCATTGCCGAACTCCAGCGCATCGCCCGGATCGACGAAGACAAGGTTATCTCGCGAAACTACTTCCGCGTGCATTCGGAAATCTCCGAGTCCACATGGAATAGGCACTTCGGCACGTTCCACGAGTTCAAGCGACAGGCCGGCATTGTTCTGTCGCGCCACGCGCACGGTCTCGAACGCGCGATTGCGAAGCACGCCAGTAAGGATGTGCAACGCCGTATGAACGTCGAGAAGTCGGGCTGGGAAGATGCCTATCTGCGCCCCAGCTCGAAGCGCTTCCAGACTGTTCTGGTCGCGTCGGACATTCACGACATCGAGTGCGATCCGTTCTGGCGTCGCTGTTTCATCGATACGGCAAAGCGCGTACAGCCTGAGAAGGTTGTCATTAACGGTGACGCGTTGGACCTGCCCGAGTTCGGCAAGTACGGCGTCGACCCGCGCGAGTGGGATGTGATCGGCCGCATCAAGTGGCTGCATGCCTTCCTTGAAGATATCCGCACGGCTTGCCCGGAGACGGAAATCATCTACATCGAAGGCAATCACGAAGCGCGCCTGATTCGCCACCTCGGCGAGGCAACGCCTGCGCTTAAGGTTGTGCTGTCTGACTTGCACGGCTTCACGGTGCCGAAACTGCTAGGCCTTGACGCCTACCAGGTGAACTACATCGCCCGGATGGACCTCGCCGCGTTCAGTGAGCGCGACATGAAGCAGGAACTGGCGAAGAACTACCTCGTCATGTATGACTGCCTGATGGCGCATCACTTCCCGGAAGGCCGGAACATGGGCGTGCCGGGTTTCAATGGGCATCACCACAAGCATATCGTGTGGCCGTTCTACTCGCCGCAGTTCGGCTCGAGCGAATGGCACCAGCTTGGATGCGGTCACGCTCGCGCTGCGACTTACTGTGCCGGCGAGAAGTGGGCGCTGGGCTTCATGCTGTGCCATGTGGACACGCAGAAGAAGCACACTCAGTTTGAGTATGTGGAGTTGCGGGATCACGCCATGATTGGCGGCAGGTTCTATGAGCGCTCCGCAGCGGAAATGATGGGTTCTTGAGGAAGTTCCTCCAAGCGGCCGCGAGCCGCAAGAAACAAAACACTCAAGGTTAAACATGGCGCAGCCAAAGAAAGCCGCGCCGGACTGGGAGCGCATTGAAGCCGACTACCGGGCCGGCTTGTTGTCGGTGCGGGAGATAGCGGCATCGCAAGGCGTGTCGCACGTGGCTATCGCCAAGCGTGCGAAGCGCGACGGATGGGTGCGCGATCTCAGCAAACGCATACAGGATAAGGCTGAGCAGCTAGTTACCACGCGCACGGTTACCACCTCGGTTACCACGGAACAGGCGGTAACTGACCGGGCGATTGTCGAGGCCAACGCGGAAGTCATCGCGGGCATCCGACTCGCTCATCGCAAAGACATTGCCAAGTCCCGCCGCCTCGCAATGGCGATGCTGGACGAACTTGAGCAGGTCACCGAGAACCGTGAGTTGTTCGAGCAACTTGGCGAGATTCTTCGTTCGCCGGATGACCGCGGTAATGACAAGCGCAATGACCTGTACATGAAGGTCATCTCCAGCGCAGGTCGCATAGACAGCATGAAGAAGCTGGCAGAGACGCTGAAAACGCTGGTGGCGCTTGAACGCGAAGCTTATGGGCTGACCGTCGAGCAAGGTGGCCCGGGCGAAGACGTACCAACGAGCCTCGATCACTTCTATGGAGCAAGCTAGCCAGCCGACGCTTAATCCGGTTCTTCGCGCCTTCTGGGCGGCAAAGATAGTCGGTGATAAGCCGGTACGGAACCGCGTCCTGTATGGTGGCCGTGCTTCCTCCAAGTCGTGGGACGCAGCCGGGTTCGCGACATATCTGGCCAGCAACGCAAAGTTACGCTTTCTCTGTGTTCGCCAGTTTCAGAACAAGATTGAGGAATCAGTCTACACGCTGCTCAAGAATCAGATTGACCGGTTCGGGCTGACCAGCCAGTTCCGTGTTTTAGATAACAAGATTGTTGGGCGCAAGACCGGCTCAGAGTTCCTGTTCTACGGTCTCTGGCGGTCCATCGACGAAATCAAGTCGCTCGAAGGGATTGACGTCCTCTGGATAGAGGAAGGCCACAACCTCACCGAGGAGCAGTGGAAGATCCTTGAGGCGACGATCCGCAAACAGGGCTCGCAGGTCTGGATTGTGTTCAACCCGCGGCTCGCGACGGATTTCGCATATCGTCGTTTCGTTATCAATCCGCCCCCTGGAACATTAGTCCGGCTCATCAACTACGACGAGAATCCGTTCCTGTCGCAGACGATGCTGGATGTCATCGCCGCAGCCAGGGACGAAGACGAAGACGAGTTCGCGCATATCTACCTCGGCGTCCCAAAGGACAACGACGACGATTCGATCATCAAGCGTTCGTGGATCATGGCTGCGATCGACGCGCACAAAGCGCTCGGCTTCGAAGCTTCGGGCCGCAAGCGCATTGGCTATGACATCGCCGATTCTGGCTCGGACAAGTGCGCGAATGTGTATGCGCATGGCTCTGTGGTGTCGTGGGCCGATCTTTGGAAGGCCGGCGAGGATGAGTTGCTGAAGTCCTGTACCCGCGTCTGGAAGGCGGCTCAGGAGCGCGGTGCGGCAGTCACCTACGACTCCATTGGCGTAGGGGCGAGTGCTGGGGCCAAGTTCGGCGAACTGAACTCCACAGTCGTCGACGGTCGCATCCAGTATCAGAAGTTCAACGCTGGCGCTGCGGTGTTCAAGCCGGACGCCGAATACCAGACGGGCACGAAGAACAAGGACATGTTCCTTAACCTGAAGGCCCAGACATGGTGGCTGGTCGCCGATCGGTTCCGCAATACCTACAACGCTATCCGCAAAGGCGAGAAGTTCAGCGACGACGAGATGATCAGCATCTCGAGCGACCTTCCCTATCTCGACCAGTTGATTGACGAGCTGTCCACGCCCAAGCGGGACTACGACAACAACGGCAAGGTCAAGGTTGAAAGCAAGAAGGATCTGGCGAAACGTGAGGTTGCGTCGCCGAACCTGGCTGATGCCTTTGTGATGGTATTTGCCCCCGGTCTTGAGCCCATGCAGATATCGCAAGACGCTCTCAAACAACTCGCCCGCATGGGTCACACTCGATGAACCGCAGACAACGCAAAAAAGCCCAGATGGCCGCGCAGCATGTCGCGCCCATCGCGCCGGCGAGGTCTGCGGCAATGAAGGTGACGTTTGATGCATTGCTGGCTATGCGCGCGAAGCCGGCGACGAAGGTTAAAAAAGAGGAACTATTCCGCCCGTACGAGCCGCTCAAAGGCGTTCTGCCAAGCGAGCGGACTGGTGCCAAGATCGCGATGGACGCGGGCTACAGCGAAAGCTCCGCCCTCAGCTTCGGCCTTCTGGACAACATCAACACGGCATTCGAGCAGGGCTATGCCTTCCCGGGCTTCGTCGCACTTGCCAACTGGGCGCAGATCCCCGAGTTCCGCAAGCCCGCTGAGGTCTACGCCCGGGAAATGACCCGTAAGTGGGTCAAGATCAAGGCGTCGGGCGAAGTAGACAAGTCGGACAAGATCAAGAAGATCGAAGCCGAATTCAAGCGCCTGAATGTGCAGGCCAAGTTCCGCGAAGCGATTGAGCAGGATGGATTCTTCGGTCGCTCGCAGATCTTCATCGACGTCGGCATGGTCTCAGACCAGATCGACACGGCTGAGTTGAAAACGGAACTAGTCGAATCGCCGGCAAAGATCGGCCTGGGTGCCATCAAGCGCCTGACGGTCATCGATCCGAACTGGTCATACCCGAACCGGTACAACGCCAACGATCCGCTGGCCCCGACGTTCTACAAGCCGACGAGCTGGTTCGTCATGGGCAAGGAGATTCACTCCAGCCGCCTGTTGACGGTCGTCACGCGGGAAGTGCCCGACATCCTCAAGCCCGCGTATGCGTTTGCAGGCCTGTCGCTGTCGCAGATGATCAAGCCATACGTTGATAACTGGCTGCGTACGCGCCAGTCCGTATCTGATCTGATCCACGCTTTCACGGTGTGGACGCTCAAGACGGATATGTCGCAACTCACCAATGCAGAAGGTTTGTCCAACTTCTACAACCGGATGAGTCTGTTCAACTTGACCCGCGACAATCACGGTGTCAATGCGATCAACAAGGATGGCGAAGAATTCGACAACATCTCTGCGCCGCTGGGTAGCCTGGACAAGCTTCAGGCGCAAAGCCAGGAGCAGATGTGCGCGCCGACCGGCCTGCCCCTTGTCTACTTGACCGGCATCACGCCGAGTGGCCTGAACGCTACGTCGGACGGTGAGATTGAGGTCTTCCAAGACACGCTATCGGCAAATCAGCAGATCTACACGCCGCATCTGTCGAAGATCCTGAACATCGTTCAGCTATCGCTCTTCGGAGAAATCGATCCAGAGATTGGCTTCGAATGGGAGCCGATGCGCACGATGGACGAAGAGAAGCGCGCGAATATCCGGAAGGTTGAGGCCGATACGGATGCGGTTCTGATCGGTGCCGCAGTAATCGCGCCGGAAGAAAGCCGGAGTCGCGTGGCGGGTGAAGTTGATTCTCCCTATGCGGGGCTCGATCTGAGCCTGATGCCTGAGCCGCCGAATCCTGAGATTGGCCCAGAGGTTCATGCTGAGAAGCTGACCGGTAACGAGCAGGAAGAGGACGAGGAAGCAACGGTCTAGCCGTACCGGATCGACCTGATCCGCCTGACCATCTCCGTTAGCTCAAGCTCCATCGCATCGAAACGCGGCTTGCCGGCACTGTCCGTCAGGCCGTTTTTCAACTTGAACATGTCCAACTCGGTATCAAGCAGATCAGACAGGTTAAAGCGCGCCGAGTACTCATCGTTCTCGCCAACGTAGACGACCACGCGTTGCGGCTCTTCGTGGTCGTAGCCGACATAGTCGACCGCAATTCCTTCCTTCATTCTGGCTCCTGATGGCAAAGCTCGTTTCTCCGACCGGCAAGGATGTTGTCCTGCGGCCGGTGCGGGCAAACGCTGGTATTGAGGCGTCTTATAACCGCGCGCTACAGAAATGGGTGGACGCGCTTCACAAGTCGCTCAGCTACTGGATCACCGCTCAATACCGGGCAAACCCACCGCCTAGCCTAGCACAGGACGCCGGATTCGAGTCTTTCCGCGACGGCAGTCCCGCTAACGCCATGCGCCGGGCGATCCACCGCATGTCGCGACGCTGGATGAAGGCGTTCGACAAAGGTGCAGACGAACTCGCCCAGTATTTTGTCGGCCGGGCGGCCGGAGCAACGGACGTTCAGTTGGAATCGATTCTTAAGAGCGCCGGATTCACCGTGAAGTTCAAGACTACGGCTGATGTCAACAACGCTATGCAGGCCGCTGTGGGCGAGAACGTCGGACTCATCAAGAGCATCGCGCAGCAGCATCTGAGCGACGTCGAAGGTCTGGTTATGCGGTCGATGACCCAAGGCCGCAACCTTGGCGACCTGACCGAAGAATTGACCAAGCGCTACGGCGCCACGAAACGCCGGGCCGCTTTTATCGCGCGCGACCAGGCCAACAAGATGACTGCGGTAATCAACCGAACGCGTCAGGCTGAGCTAGGCATCACGCAGGCGCATTGGCGCCACTCGCATGGCGGTAAGCATCCACGCCAATCCCACATTGCGGCCAGTCAGGCCGATGGCGGCAAAGGGAAGATTTACGACATCGCGAAGGGATGTTTGATCGACGGCGAATACATCTGGCCGGGCGAACTGCCGAACTGCAGATGCACAGCGCAAAGCATCATCCCCGGATTGGAAAACTGATATGGCCATTGATTCTTTCGCACCGACTGACGCCGTCGAACTACAGGCGGCCAATGTGTCGTCATCCGTCGAACTGCCGACGACCGGCTCGCCTACAGTCGCAATCGTGACCAATCTCGGTCAGCGTGTCGTATTCGTGGCGCTGGGTGACGACACCGTCGAAGCGCTGCAATACGGCTCTATGGCGGTCCTCCCCGGTTCATCAGTCGCCTTGACGATCGGCACCAACACCAATCTCGCTGCAATCACGTTGTCCGGTGTTGCGGGTCTGAATATCGCCGTTGGAACCTGACAATGACCACGATCAAAGGCGCCGGCATCTGCATGGTGACGCCTGATGGCGAAGCCCTGTTCCTTCTGCGCAGCCCGACGTCGAATCACCCGAACGAATGGGACTTCCCCGGCGGCAAAGCAGACGACAACGAAACGCCAGAGCAGACTGCAATCCGCGAGACGCGCGAAGAGATCGGCGCCCTCCCCTACGGCGAACTTCGCCTCATGACGAGCGTCGAGGATCTGGAGGGCGTCGACTTCATCACGTTCCGCATGGACATCATGCGCAAGTTCACGCCCAAGCTGCAACGCGAGGAACACACCGCGTTCAAGTGGGCGAAGCTTGACGAGCCGCCGCAGCCGCTCCACCCTGGCGTCAAGGGCACCGTCGAGGTTGCTCTAGGCACCCAGACTGCCGACGACGACAAGCCAGCAATGGACCGCCTCGCCTTCGATAGAGCAAGTGTACGCATGACGGACCAAGACGGCCGCATGCACGTCGAGCTGACGCACATTAGCAAGGCAAACGTCTGCCCGTACCGCGGCAACGAGATTCCAGACTGGGACAAGTTGGGGCTAGAACCCGAGCGCATCTACATGCTGCTCCGCGATCCGGACGAACTGGCGAAAGCTGCGCCGACCGCGAACAACATCCCGGTTCTGAGCGAACACGTTCCGGTTAATTCCTCGGACCATCGTCCCGATCTGATTGTCGGGTCGACTGGCACAGATGCAGCGTTCAACGCGCCCTATCTCGACAACTCGCTTGTCATCTGGACCGACAGGGCTATCCGGGGAATCGAGACCGGAGCGCAGCAGGAAATCTCCAGCGCCTACTACTACGACCCGGACATGACGCCGGGAACGTACGAGGGCGTCCCTTATGACGGGGTCATGCGCAACCTCAGATTCAACCACGTAGCACTCGTAGAAAAGGGCCGAGCAGGCCCTGACGTCCTTGTAGCAGATTCTATTAACCCTATGGGAGCACTAACAGTGAGCAAGTCCCTGAGTAAGAAAGCTGTAATGGCTAAGGGGGCGTTGCTCGCCGTCCTGAAGCCGAAGATGGCCGCCGATGCCGCAATCGATCTGAACTCGATTCTGGCTGGCGTGAAGAAAAGCAACTGGCTGGCGAAGAAGCCCGGCATCGTTGCTGCGATCAAATCGCATCTGGCGCAGGACACCGATCTGGCAGATGTCGTCGAATTGCTCGACAAGCTGGATGGTGAACAGCCGGATAACGACGATGTCGCCGAAGACAACGTCGATCCGAAGTGCGCCGAAATTCTCGACATGCTCCGCGGCAAGATCAGCGACGAAGACCTCGCGCAGATCGAAGCCAAGTTGAGCGCGCCGGCTGCTGGTGAAGTGAAGCCGCAGGCGACGGATGACGATGAAGACGACAAAGAACCGATGGCCGGCGACGAGCCGCCGCAAACGGCCGGTGGCGCGAACGCCACGCCGCGCGATGACACGAACAAGGAGCCGCTTCCGATGAGCAAGGCAGCAATGGACAAGGCGATCAAACTCGCCTGCGACGCAGCAGCGCGCGATGCAGAACAGAAGACGATCGCCCGCCTGCGCGGCATCGCCGAAGCCGAAGAAATCGCCAAGCCGTATGTTGGCAAGCTGACCGCCATGGACAGCGCTGAAGCCGTCTACAAGGCCGCACTGGATGTGCTCAAGATCGACGTCGCTGGCGTCCACCCGAGCGCATACAAGGCCGTGCTGGTTGCCCAGCCGAAGCCGGGTGATGTCCCGCCGAAGCTGCGCCTCGCGTCGGACAGCCAACTCCCGGGCGATTTCTCGGAAGCCTTCCCGAACGCGCATCGCCTCGGCCGCTAATCAACAGGACACAGGAGTAGATCATGGGTTTTCCCCGAGTCGTAAATGTGCAGGCGGCGCCGGCAGTACTGGGTGACTTCTGCGACAACAACCCGCGCGCGACCGTCAATGCCGGTCAAGGCGCACTCGTCGCCGGTCCCGGTGGCGTCACTGTTGGCCGCTTCGCCTGGGTCAACCCGGAAGATGGCCGCACCGTGAACAACTACGGCGCCGGCGCACCTTCGGGTTTCGTGCTGCGCGACCAGCAAGCCATCATCACCGACTACCTCGCCGAGCGCACGCTCACGATTTATCAAGGCGCGCCGATTACGCTCTTCAGCGCAGGCGGCTTCTGGGTTGTGAACGCCGGATCGAGCACGACCGCGGTCGGCCAGGCTGCTTTCGCACAGAACTCCACCGGTGCGGTTCAGTTCGGCTCGAACTTCACTGGCGCAAGCGTGACCGGCTCGATCGCTGCTAACGTGGTGACGGGCTCGATCGCTGGCACGACGCTGACGGTTACCGAAGTCACCACCGGCGTTCTGACGAATGGCCAGACGATCAGCGGCACGAACGTCACCGCTGGCACGCAGATTCTCAGCCAGCTCACTGGCACGGCCGGCGGCATCGGCACCTATCAGGTCAGCGCCGCACAGACGGTCGCCAGCACGGCAATTACCGGCTCTGGCGGCACGCTCACGGTGACGGCTGTCGGCTCGGGCGCCCTGGCACTCGGCGATGCATTGAGCGGCAGCGGCATTACCGCTGGCACGGCTATCACGGATTTCCTGACGGGCACTGGTGGCAACGGGACGTACGCCGTGAACATCGGTCAGACCTTCGCATCCGGAACGATCACGGTCGCGGCTGGCACCCAGACGAAATGGGTCGCCGCTTCCGTCGCCGCACCGGGCGAACTGGTCAAGATGACCACCTGGGTTCTCGGCTAACGCCACAGTCCACCATCAACGCATCAAGCCGCCTAAGGGCGGCTTTTTTATTGCCCAAAGGATTAAATCATGCCCAAACTGGCATATGACATGTCGCCCGCCGACCAGCGGGCAGCGATTGACTATCACCGCACGCGCTGGGGTATCGACTTCCCTGGTACGCAAGCTTTCTGCCGTCCGGAGTGGAAAGAAAACCTCAATCTCGCGATGGATGCCCAACCGGCACTCGTCACGGCTCCGAACTCCGGCGTCCCGGCATACCTGACCTTCTTCATGGACCCGGACATTCTCCGAGTCCTGACGGCAGCCAACGAAGGCGCCGACATCTTCGGCGAGAAACAGAAAGGTGAATGGACCAGCACGACGCTGATCTTCCCGGTTGTGGAGCGTACCTACGAGGTTTCCTCGTACGGCGACCACAACAACAACGGTCGCGCCGGCATCAATACGAACTTCCCGGAACGTCAGCCGTATCTGTATCAGACCATCGTCGAGTACGGTGATCTTGAGATCGAACGTGTCGGCCTCGCGAAGATCGGATTCGTCGCCGAGCAGAAAGAAGCTGCGATCGACGGCCTGAACAAGTTCCAGAACTTGACGTACTTCAAGGGCGTCGACGGTCTCCAGAACTACGGCGCGCTGAATGATCCGTCGCTCTACCCGGCAATTGCCCCGGCACCGAAGGCTAATGGTGGCGTGGCGTGGCTGAATGGCACCGCGATCAATGCCACGGCGAACGAGATTTTCGAGGACATTCAAGGTCTCGTGATCCAGCTCATCAACCAGTCGTCGGGTCGCATCAACACAAAGTCGCGCTTCGTGCTGGCAATGTCGCCGAGCCGCGAAGGTGCGATGACCGCAACGAACACGTTCAACGTGAACGTGGCGGCGCTGTTGAAGAACAACTTCCCGAACCTGGAAGTCAAGACCGCTGTGCAATACGGCGCGCTGACCGCACAGAACCCGCAAGGTTCGGCGATCGGTGAGATCGTGCAACTCTGGTGCCCGGACGCAACCGGTCAGGACTCCGGTTATTGCAGCTTCAACGCGAAGCTGTGGGCTGGCCCGGTCGTTCGCGAGCTCAGTGCCTATAAGCAAAAGATGGCGCAAGGCTCGGCGGGCTTCATTCTTCGCCAGCCGTTTGCCATGGCGCAGATGGTCGGCGTCTGAGCAAGTTTCACCCGAAGTAAGAAGCCGCCTCCGGGCGGCTTTTCTTTTGCAGCAAAGCGTGCCGCCTAGGGTCATTCCCGAAAGCGCCCTGACCGCAGCGTTGGCGGCACGTCCCTCTTCCTTCGCGGTTCACCTTTCTTACAGGCGGTCAATATGGCTGGCGATACGCTGTCAATCAAGAAGCACAACGAATCCCCCTCGAATGCAACGGTCACGGTGGCAAGCAAGATGCCGTTCGACTTTGTGCTGAAGCTCTACGACTTTCGTGAACGCAATGAGCCGGTCATGGGTGGCGGCGCTCGCACCTACAAGATCGCCGAGCCGCGCCGCGGTGCGAAGACGTTCGTCGTGCAGGGCAATTCATTCCCGCAGAACAAAGGTCCGCATCAGCAACTCACGTTCGGCTACGCGATCACGCATGGCATCCCGAAAGCGTTCTGGGACGAATGGGTCGAGCAGCACAAAGAGGCGGAATACATCGTGAACGGCATGCTGTTCGCACACGCGGACAATGCGAGCACGATGGCAGAAGCCCGCGAAAAAGAAACCGAAAAGTCCGGCTTGGAGCGTCTCGATCCGAGCAAGCTCCCGAAGGGTCTTGAAACGTCTGACGGCTTCCGGCGGGCATCATAATGAACGGCGTCGTAAGTTTCGATTACTCGGCATGGGCTCTGCGGTATCCGGAACTTGCGACGTCTGTTCCCCAACCGCTCGCCCAGCAGTATTTCTGGGAAGCGCAGCTTTACTGCGACAACTCGCCCGGCAGCATCATTCAGGACGTCTGCCTAAGAACCGTTCTGCTCAACATGGTGACGGCGCACATTGCCGCCCTGAATGCTCCGCTGAACGGCGAGGCATCGTCTCCCTTGGTCGGCCGCATCAGTAATGCGACCGAGGGCAGCGTATCGGTCGGAACGCAACTGGACATGCCAGCGGGATCGGCGCAGTGGTACAGCCAGACGAAACACGGCCTTGCATTCTGGCAGGCAACCGTCCAGTTCCGCTCCATGCGCTATGTTCCCGGGCCAATGCCGATCGCTAATCCGTGGGAACGCGGACCCTGGAGGCGGTGATGGGCAACGCATTCACCGGCGGCGCCGCACTCGAAGCAAAGTTGCGCGAGATCGCTGCGAAGGTCGGCAAGCCCAACACGGTTCGCGTCGGCTTCCTCGAAGGCGCGACGTATCCAGACGGCACGCCTGTCGCGCTGATCGCGGCCACAAACGAGTACGGCGGCGCAGTCACCGTGCCGGCGCATGACGTCACGATCAACCGCAGCATTAAGAGCGACGGCACATTCAATAAGAATGGCCAGTTCGTGAAAACCGACAAGGCGAATTTCTCGACTACGCACCACGTAGAAGAGCACACAGTAACAATCCCGTCGCGTCCGTTCTTCCGCGACATGATCCAGAAGCGCAAGGGCGAATGGCCGGAACAACTCGGCAAGATCATCAAGGCTGCGGATTATGACGAAGCCCTGGCGCTGGGCCGAATGGGCAAGCTCGTCTCCGAGCAGCTTCAGGAATCGATCCGCGAGTTTTCCAGCCCCGGTAATGCTAAATCGACGATCGCAAGGAAGGGCTTCGACAAGCCGTTGATTGAGTCATCACACATGCTGAACAGCGTGGATAGCGAAGTGCAGGAAGGAGACGGCTCGTGAACCTTCACAACGTTGTCGCTGGCGCAATAGGCACGATCAACCCCTTCCGCCCCGCCACAGTCCGATACAGCAGCGGCTATGCGACCGGTCCTGATGGGTCGCAGACTCCAGCATACGTCGATGTAGACGGCGTCATGGTCCAGGTGCAGGCGCTGACCGCCGGTGATCTCCGGCATCTCGAAGGATTAAACGTCCAAGGTGTGCAACGTGCGTTCTACCTGAATGGAAACTCCCAAGGCGTCGTTCGTCCCTTGGGCCAGGGCGGCGACGTGTTCATGTTCGGTGACGGAGTGCCACTCTCTCTGGCGAACACTACCTGGCTTGTGAAAGCCGTAATCGAAACCTGGGATACCGGCTGGTGCAAGGTCGGTGTCTCGCTCCAGCTGAACACCTGATGACTGCAACCGTCTCCATCACAGAAACGCAGGTGCTGACGGTATTGCGCTCGTTCATTCTGTCTCTGGTCAGCCTTGACGGCGACCATGTTATCCGCGGGCTTCAAAATCGGGTGCCGATGCCGGCAGGTGATTTCATCGAGATCACCGCGTCGCTAACCAGCCCGCTCTCGACGAACGTGCAGACCTATGCACCGGATAACAGCGCATCTCTGAACAAGCGTTCGACGCAACTGTCTGTGCAGATCGATTGCTATGGCGTGTCCGCAATGGACAACGCCAACATGCTGTCGATGATGCTCCGCAGTGACTATGCATGCCAGAAATTCGCCGCATCCGGGTTGGATATGCAACCGCTCTATGCGAACGACGCACACCAGATGCCATTCATAACCGGCGAAGATCAGTACATGGAGCGGTGGGTTTTTGATGGCGTTCTGCAAATCAACCCTGTCGTATCTGTGCCCCAGGACTTTGCTGATTCGCTGGAAGTTGGCTTGATAAACGTTGATGCCACGTTCCCGCCGTAAATAGTTCCCAACACCAACACCCGAGCCCGCCTAGAGCGGGTTTTTGCTTTCTACGCGCCGGAAACGGCTTTCTGGAGTGATTCAATGACGATTCCCGCCTCCGCGATCGTAAGCGTAAATCCTGGCGTGATTAGCGCCGGAGGCGCGGCGCTCGTACTTAATGGCGTCATGCTGACGAACAGCACGTCGGTTCCGATCGGCACGGTTCAGCCGTTCGCCAACGTAACTGCGGTATCGAACTTCTTCGGCGCTACGTCGACTGAAGCCGCGCTTGCTGCGAACTATTTCTCGGGCTTCGATAACTCGACCCAGAAACCGGGCAACCTGCTTTTCTATCAGTACCCGAGCGCACCGGTTAGCGCCTATCTGCGCAGCGGCTCGCTGGCAGCGATGACACTGACGCAGCTTCAGGCGCTGACGGGCACTCTGACGATTACGATCGACGGCACGGTCAAAACCTCAACGTCAATCAATCTGTCGGCCGCAACCAGCTTTTCGAACGCCGCAACCATCATCGCTGCGGCGTTCACGACCGGCCCGACCGTCACTTATAGCAGCCAGCTCGGCGCGTTCGTTTTCTCGTCGACCACATCCGGCGCGAGTTCGACCATCACTTTTGCCAGCGGCACGCTGTCTGCCGGCTTGCTGTTGACACAGGCGACCGGGGCAACTCTATCGCAAGGCGCTATCGCAGCTACTCCGGCTGGCGCAATGACTTCGATCGCGGGACTGACCCAGAACTGGGCCTCGTTCATGACCGTGTTCGAGCCGGTAATCGCTGACAAGCTTGCATTCGCTCAATGGGTCGTCAGCCAGAACAACCGCTTCGCTTATATCTGCTGGGACACGGACGCAAACGCGATCGTATCGGGCAATACGACAAGCTTCGGTGCGCAGGTAACCGCGCTGTCCCTGTCGGGTTCCGTGCCGATTAGTGGCGACGCATCCGCAGCCACTGCAGCCGGTTCCACTTTGGCCGCGTTGCTTCCGCCGGTCGCAGCGTTTGTCATGGGCTCGATTGCAGCGATTGACTTCGCGCGGACGAATGGTCGCATCACTTTCGCCTTCAAATCGCAAAGCGGGCTGACGGCGACCGTGACGAGCCAGACGGTGGCAAACATCCTGGATGCGAACGGATACAACTTCTATGGCGCCTACGCGACAGCCAACCAGGGCTTTACGTTCTTCTATCCGGGCTCTGTCGGCGGCAAGTTTGACTGGCTCGACGAGTACGTCAACCAGATCTGGATGAACAGCCAACTGCAGTTGGCGATGATGACCCTGCTCACGCAGGTCACGTCGATTCCATACAACATCGCTGGCTACACGCTCATCGAAGCGTCGTGCACCGATCCGATTAACGCGGCTTTGAACTTCGGCGCGATCAGGCCCGGAGTGACGCTGTCTGCCCTGCAGATCGCAGAAGTGAACAGTCAGGCAGGCTTGCAGATCGATACCACCCTGAGTACGCGCGGCTGGTACCTGCAAATCCTCGACGCCACCGCCCAGGAGCGCGGCGCCCGCCAATCGCCCCCTATGTCCCTTTGGTACATGGATGGCGGCTCGGTACAGCAACTCACGCTCGCTTCGATCGTAGTCCAGTAAAGGGAAACAAAAATGAGCACTCTGACGAATGCGAACAGCGTCTTGATGCTGAGCGTGGGCGGCCTGTTTCCGGTCGCCCAGCAGCTTCAGGGGTATAGCGTTGACGACATGTTCAGTTCCGCCGACGTGACGTCCGCGGAAGCCATCATGGGCGTTGACGGAAAGTTATCTGGCGGCTACACGCCCTACCCCACGATTATCGAAATCACGCTGCAAGCCGACTCGCCTTCAGCATTCATCTTCGATACGTGGGGGGCGGCTGAAGATACCGCGCGCGAGATTTTCATTGCGCAGATGTCCATCGCGCTTCCGGGTACGGGTCAGAAGTTCGCTTGTACGCGCGGCATCATGACCAGCAAGAGCAAGATGCCCACCGGCAAGAAGATATTGCAGCCGCGTAAATGGGCAATCACTTTTCAGTCGGTAAGCCCGGCTCCGTTCTAACATGGCCCGAAAAACCGCAACCATTACGATCGACGCAAAAGGTCGCGACAAGGGCAAATCCTTTGTCCTGACCGAACTGCCCACAGCCGAATCGGAAGAGTGGGCCGGCCGCGCCCTCTTCGCCCTGATGAACGCTGGCGTCGAGATCCCCGACAACATCGCGGAGGCCGGTCTAGCCGGTCTCGCTGCGATGGGCATCAAGGCGATCACGAAACTTCCGTTTGACGCTGCAAAGCCGCTTCTGGACAAGATGATCGAGTGCGTCCAGATCCAGCCGAGCCCGGGCATCGTTCGGTCGTTGATTCCGGATGACATCGAAGAAGTTGCAACGATGCTCACGCTGCGCAAGGCGATCTGGAATCTGCACACGGATTTTTTTACCGCCGCCGAGTGATTGATGCTGGCCCTCCCAGCATTCCGAATCCTCGGCTCCTTGAGTACGCGAATCTCCCCCGGGCAATTGGCACGGTAGTGTCCAGGCGCATGGCAACGCTCCACGAGTTGCAGTCTGTATACGGCGCCGAAGACCTCTACAACCTGCTCGAGATTCTGGTGATCGACAATTACAACGAGCGCGTGCTTTCAAAGCAAGGTAAATAATCATGGCTACCGTTATCGATTCGCTGGTCGTGACACTCGGTCTTGACCCGAAGGCATTCAAAACCGGTTCAGCGCAGGCCCGCACGGATCTCAAGGCGACGTCCGACGAAGCACAGAAGCGCGCCCGGGAAATGGAGCAATCGGGCAAGGTCGCCGCCCAATACTTCTCCAAGATCCGCAACGAGGCGCTCGCCCTGCTAGGCGTGTTTACTGCCGGCGTCGGCATCAAGAACTTCGTTGAGAATACGATCGTCGGTGCGGCCAGCCTCGGGCGCCTGTCCCAGAACCTCGGGATAAGCACAGAGCGCCTGTCCGCGTGGCAGCGCGTCGCCGAAGATGCGGGCGGCACGGCTGAGGGCATGACCGCCCAGTTGAAGGAATCGCAAAAGACCATCGCGCTGTTCAAGATGGGGCAGTCAAGCGAATCGCTCCAATGGTTCTTCCGGATGGGTGGCAAGACGTCCGATCTGAAGGACGGCAACACCTATCTGATGGCGCGCTCGAAGATCATTTCCGAGATCTTCAGGACTGACCCGGGACGCGCGCAGCTCGTCGCGTCACAGATGGGCGTCAGCGAAGACCAGTTCAATCTGCTGAAGCAAGGCCCGGCTGCGGTTCAGGCGCAAGTCGCCGCGATGGAGAAACTGTCCGCGATCACCGCGGAGGATGCCCGGCAGGCTGATGAACTGCGCAAGAAATGGCTCGGTGTTGAGCGGACGTTCACCCTTGTAGGCATCAAGGTCGTTGAAACGCTGATGCCGGCGTTCGACACGCTGATCGGCTACGTCAAGCAACTTGGCGACTGGGTCGTATCGCATAAAGACGACATCACCAACTGGGTGAATGGCGCGGTCAAGTCGATTCAGGACTTCGCCAAGATGGCCAACGATGCGGCTGAAGCCGTAGGCGGTTGGAAGAATGTTCTGATCGGGTTGGCTGCGATCAAAGTCCTTGGCATGGTGTCGCCGTTGCTGAGTTTGGCTGGAGCTCTCACCTCGGTTGGATCGGCTCTCGGCATCATCGGTGGTGGAGTGGGCGCAACTGCCTTGGCCGTGCTCGGCGGTATCGGCGCGATGGTCTACAGCAAAGGCCTCAACACCGGCGAAGACGACTATCTGAAGGCGCATCAGGGGGCGACGTGGGACGGCGACCCGGTTGGAAAGGCTCGCCAAAGTGCAAACTCCGGTTCGCTATCTGACCGACAACAGTATCTGGCTGGCCGTCTCAAAGGCGCCGGATACACCGATGCTCAGGTCGCCGGCATCATCGGCAGTCTTATGCAGGAAAGTGGGCTTGACCCGAACGCCGTCAACAAGACGTCGGGTGCGACCGGCATCGCTCAATGGCTTGGCCCTCGTGCAAAGGCATTCCAGAAACAGTTCGGCCACTCGCTGAAGGAATCGACGTTCGGCGAGCAGACGGACTTCATGCTTCAGGAACTGAAGACGACGGAGAAATTGGCTGACAGCCGAATTCGCCTTGCCAAGACCGCCGCACAGGCAGCAGAGATTCACGCGCGCGAGTTCGAACGGCCCGGTGCTGCAGAGGCAAACATCGCTCGACGCCAAGGATATGCGAACAGTGTGTACGCATCCCTCGGTCAGGCTAATGCCGCCGCGGTCGCTTCTCTGCCTGTCGGCTCAAGCGTGGCAGCACCGCCTATCGCGTCTACGTCCAACACCAGCAGCAGCGAAGTCAACATCAACGGGCCGATCAACGTCCATACGCAGGCTACTGATGCTGCTGGCGTGGCTCGCGGTCTCGGTTCGGAAATCAGCAAGTACCACTTCGTCGCGCAAGCCAACACTGGACTGACCTAACGTGCCCTTTATTCAATTCCCCAATGTTCCGGCTGTACCGGGAGTGCCGGCGCTGTTGCGAAGCGTAACAGTGCCGACCCCGGAGGCGTTGGAAGTCGGGGCATTGGGGGCGCTTGCCTCGTTGCTCGGATTTTCTGCGCCGGTCTGGGGGATTTTCGATCTGAACGGCAATCAGGTACTCCAGCCGGATTCGTTCCTCGCGCTGGACTACAAGAACAACTCCCGCGTTTCTGACTACCCGCAGGAACAGGGCGCGTTCGCGAGTTACAACAAGGTCGCTACTCCGTACGATGTCCGGGTTCGGATGGCAATCGGCTCTGACCTGGCTAGCCGTACCGCGTTCATCGCGCAGTGCGATGCAATGCTTTCCTCGATCGACACGTTCAACGTCGTCACGCCCGAAAAGACCTATGTGAACGCGACCGTCGAGAACGTTGATTATCGTCGCGAGACGAAGAACGGCGCGACGATGATCACTGTTGACATGTGGTTCCTCGAGGTCCGTGAGAACGCTACCGCTCAGTTCAGCGCGAGCGCGTCAAGCTCGCCTCTTGCTGCAAGTCAGGTGCAATCTCCGAGCGCTGCGGACTCCATCAGCAACGGCCAGATTCAGGCGGTCACGCCGGTCCAAACCCCCGCCGTCTTGTCCGGCCCTCTTGGTCAATTCGCGTAATGCTGACTATTCCATTGCAGGCCACGCCTAGCCAGTCGCTGAGTGTTCTATTGGCCGGCCAGAACTGCCAGATCAACGTCTATCAGAAATCGACGGGGATGTATCTGGACCTGTACGTCAGCAACTCTCCGATCATCACCGCAACGATCTGCCTTGATCGTGTTCGCATGGTGCGCGAGACGTACCTCGGATTTGTCGGCGATCTCTCCTTCACCGACACGCAAGGCACGAGCGACCCGGTTTATACCGGCCTCGGGTCGCGGTTCGTGTTGCTCTATCTGGAAGCGAGTGACCTATGACGTGGGCCAAACGGAGAATCGACGTCACGATCTCGCTGGGCCAAGGCACATTCGGCGATGACAGGGGACCGGACGTCACGCTAAGCGGTCTACGCACGAAAGCCGCAGTGGTCGCATACAACGGCGACGCGCAGGGTCAGCTTCAGCTTCGCATATACGGCCTGCCGCTGGACATGATCAACCAGCTGACGACCATCGGGCCGGTCATGCAGGAGCGTCGTAATAACCGCATTCTCGTGGCGGCCGGTAACGAAGATGGCCCGATGTCGACCATCTATCAGGGAACGATTGACTCTGCGTTTGGCGAATTTCAAAGCGCGCCCGATGTGGCTTTCAACATCACCGCCCTCGCGGCAGCGATTCAGGCGGTCAAGCCGGTGAACGCACTGAGTTACCGCGGCCCGACTGATGTCGCCACGGTCATGCAGACACTGGCCCAGACGATGGGCTTCGCGTTCGAGAACAACGGTGTGACAGCTCAGTTGTCCAGCCCGTATTTCAGCGGAACGGCATACCAACAGGCCAGGTCCTGCGCTCGAGCGGCGAACATCTATTTCACGGTTGACCGCGGAACGCTTGCCATCTGGCCGAAGACTGCCGCGCGTGCAGGCGACCCGATTCCCGTATCGCCGCCTACAGGCATGGTTGGCTACCCTGTGTTCTCAGGCAACGGCATCGTCCTGACGACCGAGTTCAATCCGGATCTCGCTTTGGGCGGTCAGGTGAACGTAACCAGCTCCCTCACTGTCGCGAACGGTGTCTGGAACATTTTCAGCATCGTCCATCAACTTGAAAGCGAGACTCCTGGCGGTCAATGGTTCTCGCAGGTTCAGTGCTACCGGATCGGCGTATGAGTAATTTTGGATATGCCGGCACACAAGAACCCGCTTCGGGCGCAGGAGAGTATGGCGCCCTTTCCTTTTTGGTGAACCAGATTCTGGCGACCATCAGCACGGTCACACTGGTGAAAATCGTTGCTGTCACGAACAACGGCGGCGTCTCGCCGGTTGGATTCGTTGACGTTCAACCTCTCGTGAACCAGGTGGATGGAGCGGGCAACGCTACGCCTCATGGTGTCGTCTACGGCCTGCCCTACTTCAGACTCCAGGGCGGTACGAACGCGATCATTCTCGACCCGCAGGTTGGCGACATCGGCATGTGCGGATTCGCGAGCCGTGATATTTCGTCGGTGAAGGCATCGAAGGCGCAGGCGAATCCAGGCTCCGGCCGCGTGTTCGATATGGCGGACGGACTGTATTTTGGTGGGATGCTGAATGGCACGCCAACGCAGTATGTGCAGTTCAGTGCCATCGGCATCAACGTTGTGTCTCCGACCAAGATAACGCTTCAGGCCCCGCTCGTGGAGGTGGATGCATCAAGCTCCTTCACGGTCAACTCTCCTTCATCAAGATTTAGCGGGGCCGTGATCATTCAAGGCTTGCTTTCTTGGCTGGCTGGTATGACGGGCAGCGTCGTGAGTGGCGTGGCTTCGGTTATCACCGGCGCCGTCCAGTTTGTCGGAACTATTACGTCGAATGGCAAGCGCATCGATGACACCCATAGCCATAATGGCGTTCAACCGGGCAGCGGGAACAGCGGGAATGTGAACTGATGGCTTCGACTTTACTTCTTGACCGGACGGTGTGGGATCTGGTGCTAGACGCATCCGGAAACATCGCGCTCGCCTCTGATCCCTACAGCATCGCACAGGACGTCGCGAGCGCGGTGAAGCTCTTCAAAGGGGAACTGTGGTTCGACACAACCAAAGGCGTGCCGTACTGGCAGGAGATATTGGGTCAGTGGCCGCCGCTACCCGTTGTCCGTGCCGCGATCGAGGCCGCCGCGCTCACCGTGCCCGAAGTCGCCACGGCGCAATGCACCATCGCCTCATTCGTTGACCGCCAGATTACTGGCCAGGTCATCGTCACCACCTCCAGCGGTACGACGCAAACCGTCTCCTTCTAGGGCTTCACATGGCGACAAATGTTCCAGGCGTCCAGTTCACGGACGCGGGCTTAGTGCTGCCTGCCGAATCCGCGATCCTTGCTGGCGTCCAGGCTGATATTGACGCGGCTTTCGGCGGAGGGGTCAACCCGGCGCTGGAAACCCCGCAAGGCCATATTGCATCGAGCACTACTGCGATCATCGGCGACAAGAACAATGACTTTGCCTACTACGTAAATCAGGTTAATCCGGACTTCGCCGAAGGGCGCATGCAGGATGCGATCGGTCGCATCTATTTTCTGGATCGTAAGCCAGCCACGCCTACGGCAGTTGTTGCGACGTGCGTAGGCCTCGCGGGCGTGGTTATTCCTGTTGGTGCGACGGCAAAGGCGTCGGACGGCAATCTGTATGTCTGCACGGAAGCCGGAACGATCCCGGTGGGCGGCAGCATTGATCTCAACTTTGCCTGCACCGTTGATGGCCCGATCGCATGTCCCGCTGGTTCACTGAACCAGATTTATCAGTCGATTCCAGGCTGGGACACGATCAACAATGCGGGCGACGGCACGGTCGGTAGCAACGTCGAGAGCCGGGCCGACTTCGAATTTCGCCGCAGGCAATCGGTCGCGCTAAACGCGGTCAATTCGCTTCAGTCGATCTATGCGAACGTCTTCAATGTCGAAGATGTGCTCGATGTTTATGCAACGGAAAACACGACAAGCTCGCCCATCACGGTAGGCGGCGTGACGCTGGTCGCTCATTCGATTTACGTCGCCGTCGTCGGCGGAGAAGCGGCGAACATCGCGCTGGCAATCTGGAACAAGAAGTCGCTCGGTGCGGACTACAACGGCAACACGTCGTACACCGTCAACGATACGTCGGGTTATGACTATCCCTATCCGTCGTATGTAGTGACATGGGAAACGCCGGCTCCGCTTCCGATCCTGTTCGCCGTCCAGATCGCCAATAATCCGCAGCTTCCTTCGAACATCATTCCGCTGGTGCAGCAGGCAATCATTGCCTCGTTCAACGGCACAGACGGCGGAACGCGCGCACGTATTGGTTCAACAATCTTCGCCTCGCGCTACTACGGGGGCATTGTTGCGCTCGGGCCGACCGTTTCAATTCTGTCCCTGCTTCTCGGCCCTACGACGCCTACGTTAGCGAGCTATGCCGTGCCGATCAACAACACGCCGACGATTGATGCATCGAACATCTCAGTAACGCTGGTCTGATTATGGCAGAGGTCACTCCTAACCCTGGGTTGCCTGCACAGACAATCATCTCGCAGTACAGCAACTCCCCAACGCTCGTCCAGTTGATAAACAACATGGACGCGTACATAAATCCAGACACCGACTTCGATACATTCTTCGACTTCTGTTTCAACGTCGAGACAGCGCGCGGATTCGGTCTGGACAACTGGGGAAAGGTTGTTGGGCTAGAGAATGGCCGCCTGTTGCAGATTCCTGACAATGAACTGAACCTTGGATTTGATGAAGCCGGTACGGCAAGCGCAACCACCTTCGGATCGGGCGTCCTATATAGCGGTGCCCAAGTAACGCAGAACTTTGTACTGGCCGATGACGCGTTCCGCACGCTCATTCTCGTCAAGGCGCTGGCGAATATCTCGAACTGCACTGCGGCAAGCCTGAATCAACTTCTGCAAAACCTGTTCGCAGGCAGAGGTCGTTGCTACGTTAGCGACCTCGGCAAAATGCAGATGCGGTTCACGTTCGAGTTCTTCCTTCAGCCTTTCGAACTTGCGATTCTCACGCAATCAGGCGCGATTCCGCGTCCGGCCGCTGTTCAGGCATTCGTGATGTCGGTGAGCCTGCCCTTTACGTTTGGATTTTCTGAAGCCGGGACGCCGTCAGCAGTGCCGTTCGGCCAGGGATCCTTCTATACGGGGATCAACTACACGCCATCGTCAGCCCCGGGCGGAATTCTCGACCAATCCTTCATTCTGAATCAGTCAATACTGGGATGATCTGGCCGGCGTGCCGGGCGCAGTTCCAGTCGCGATCACCTCTCCGAGTCGACTTCTATTTATGAAACGCATCCTGTTCGCCCTGATGTTTTTTGCGTGGTCCGGTGCGCACGCCCAGTTCATTCCGGGACAATTGCTCACTGCCGCCCAGCTCAACAGTGCATTGCTCGCGAAAACGAACAATGCTGCTGCGGCCATCACTGGTGGAACCATCTCGGGCCTGTCTGCGCCGATTCCGTTGGGTTCGGGCGGAACCAATTGCAGTGTGGCGAGCGGCGCGTGTCTCGACAACATCACGGGTTTTTCAGGTACCGGCGTGCTTTCCCGGACGGGTACTGGCACGTACGCATTCTCGCCACCTGTACTGCCCACCTATACGAACTTTAATCCAGCGCAGCTTTCTCGATGGCGCCTGGCCTTGGCAAAAGTACGCGCAGGACAAGCGCAGGCGAGAATCGCAGTGACAGGCGACTCCATCACTGCCGGTTTCGGCTCGACGCCGACAAACGGCTACTCAAACGCAATTGCGACCTCCTACCCATCGCAGCTTGCCGCTGCGCTCAACGCGTACAAAGCCCCCACGCGCTACAACTCGTTCTTTACTGAGAATGGCTTTTCGACGCAGGCCGGCGCTACGCCGTCAGTTGTCGACCCGCGCCTTACTTTGGGGACGGGATGGACGAATGCCGGCGCATCCACTTTTGGCGGCAATAGCTTCACAGGCGCCAGTGCGAGCGGCGCGCTGACTTTTGCACCGACTGGCGCATTTAATACGGTAGATGTCTACTACCTGGTCAATTCTGGCCTGGGCTCGTTCACTGTTAGCGTCGGTGGTGTCACGCTCGCAACGGTCAACACCGCGGGCGTATCCTCATTGGGGAAAGTCACGGTATCCACAGGCGCATCTGCCGCCGTAGGTTCAATCGTCGTGACGCCAACTGGATCCGGCACGGTGTTCATTGCGGGCGAAGATGCGTACGACTCGGCAAACCCCAAAGTGTCGGTCTGGAACCAAGGGCGCATCGGCGCAGGGATCGCGTTTCTCGCGGCTACAACGAATGGCTATTCCTGGCAAAACGCACTGGTGAGCACTGCGCCAGACCTCGTCATTTGCGGTATCGGCGTGAACGACTACCGGACCGCCGGATCAGGAATCACGCTTGCGAACTACATCACGCTCTACCAGCAGTTCATAACCGCCGTTACTGCGGTGTCGGACATGGTGATGGTTATCGAGGTCCCCAGTGCCGCATCATCCGCACCGCTTGCGACACAGGCCCAGTTCGTAGCGGCGCAGTACGCGCTCGCTGCTGCAAATAATCTCCCCGTGATTGACTTTACCCAGAGATACGTGTCCTGGTCGTTTTCGAATGGGCTTGGCTACTATTTCGATTCCTTACACCCCAACGCTGCAGGCTATAACGACGTAGCGCAGGCAGTCCTGGAAGCGCCCTTCGTCTTTTAAGCGACGCCCGCGCCATCGATTAGCGCGGAATACGGCGTTAATCCCAGCTTCCACGGCACCGCCACAAACACCACAGCCGCCTCCGGGCGGCTTCTTCATTTCTAAGGCCCGCGATTGCGGGCTTTTTCATTTCAGCCTACCCGGACGCCACTATGCAGGCTAGTCAAACACCAACGCTGGTCCCGCTCGCATTCGCAGCCAACGGTACGAAAAACACGATTCCCGAGAATTCACAGATCAGTATTACGCCGGGAGCCGCAAGCCTGAACGACGGCTTCCCGCCGCTGACCTTCACGCCGATTGCCGCTGGTGGCGTGCCGCCCGCAGGTGCGGATTTCAACGGCGTGCTGAATCTCATCACGCAGACGATCCGCTGGAGTCAGGGTGGCGGCATGTTCGGCTATAACAGCGCGTTCGCTACTGACTCGAATGTCGGCGGCTATCCGCGTGGCGCGCTGCTGCTCAATACCGCCCGAACTGGCCTTTGGCTGAATGCAACCGATAACAATGCCACGAACCCGGATACGGGTGGCGCTGGCTGGTCTGCGGCATTTCCCGCGGGTGTCGTCGGGCAGTCTGTCAATCTGACGATGAGCGTTACCGCTGCATCGGCGACTGCAACCCTCACTGCCGACGAGATCATCGTTGAAACAGCGCTTGGCGGTCAAACATATCGCCTCGCGAGTTTCAGCAAGACCATCAACCTCGCGACGACCGGTGCCGGCGGAATGGACACCGGTACGGCGCCAGTTAGCGGTTATGTCGCGCTGTACGCGATCTACAATCCGACAACCGGGACAAGCGCACTTCTCGCTACGAATGCGACTTCCGTGTCCGCACCCGAGGTCTATGGCGGAGCCAATAGGCCGGCAGGATATACGGCATCGGCGCTTGTGAGTGTCTGGAATACGAACGGAAGCGGGCAATTCGTTGTAGCCGTGCAACTAGGCAGGTGCATCGACTATCCTCCTCGCACGGAAATCACCATCAGCACAGCAACCAGCGGATTTACTCAGTCCGGGACCATTGCTGACATCCCGCTCAATGCGAGATTTG